TGCGTGGGGTATCTGGCCCCCAATATCCGTATTCAATTTCTATGTATGGGCGGCCTTCGGCTATGTATTCTTGTAAACGTGGCCACCATGGAGCATAATGAGTGGCTATTAAAACATAGTCATCCGGAACATTGGCCACGTGATCAAATACTTTGAGTCCTCGTCGACGCCAAGGCTCTAACGTCCACTTGGCATGCTCGCCTGGCATGTCTAAGGCATAGGCATATTTCATCGTTCTAGTATAAGTCTGAGTTCTGGCTTTCCAGGTGCAAACTCTACTACTGCATTGTACACAACACGGCAGTCAGTAAAACACTCGGCCACTCGCTCGCACCACCATTCAGGTGGTTGCACAATCAGATGTGCATTACGCCCATCGGGTAGACTTTTTTTAGCTGGATAACATGCTATGATCAACCAGGCACTACGTGTGAACAAGGTATTCATGTGTCGTAAACTTTGATCTAAAAATTCAGGTTCAAAGTGTTCAATTACGTCGTTGCTGATCAGGCAATCGTAACTGTCTAGTGGAATATTTTCAAATTCTGGAACTCCAGGATCATAGCCATTGATTGTTCTGATTTCTGGAAAATCAGATTTTAATTGTTCCAGTAACTTTCCTTTGGCACAACCGTAATCCAATATGCTTTCAGGTTGGTATTGCTGAACAAATTTTTTTACAGGGTTATATTTGACCAGGAGACCTTTGAATTTGTTGGCCTTTTGAAGTAATTTTAAGTTTTGTTGATATTCTTTGGTAATTAGAGTCATCACTGCTTATCCATGCATCTCAGCCCATGATCTAACCATGGAATAATTAAATCTTGTTGTCTAAGATAACCGTGTGCCAGGATACTTTTATCAGCAGTCTCGGGCAACAACTTTGATTCTACTAGATCATACCATGTGGTTTTTTTGATATCCTTGGGGAGTTGTTTGCTTTTATAAACTGCACAATAAATCCAAGGATCTGCTGGATCTTTTAGAAAAAATCCACTGCGACAATCCCATCCAGTTACTGCCAACATATGAATAAGATTTACCAATGTGTAATGATAATAACTACCTTCAGGCTGAACAAAGGCCAGTTTGTTGTGAACTATGTTGGTTGTTTGTGGCACGATCAATGCCAACATGCCCGAGTCTGAAGCAAGATGATACCAATTGGCCAAAGTTTGCAATGGATTTATGCAATATTGAAAAGCATTATTACACCAAAGGATATCATACTGAGTGGTATTGGGAATGTAAGTTAAATTTTCAAAGTCGCAAGATCTAAAAGTTATATTAGGATATTTTCGGGCGATCGGAAGAGACGAAACTTGATCAACACCTAAACATCGAATGTTTAACGGTTTCGGTGATTCATCTCGGGTGGTCCTTGTTGCCCACCAGGCCAGATCATTTCCCTCGCCGCAACCAAGATCTACTAGAGTCTTAATGCTGGCCATGAAATCATCGTATTCATAGATGGCATTAAAAAATTTTTCTGCTTGATTGCTCATATTTAAACTTGGATGTCTTCCATACCAGCAGTGCGCAAACGTACAATGTGACCCATTTGCCATTGCTTGGTGTCTAGGCCTTTCATTATACCCAACCAACGATTTCGTAGTAAGGCCACTTCGTTGATTATGGTTTCAAAATCTATGACCTCGTCTTCGCCATCCACATACTTTTCAGCATCTCTACTGGTTAATGCACGCTGGTAACCTTCTAGATATTTTTGGAAATGTCTGCGACGAATCTTACGTAATTGTATGTTGAGGTGATTTAAAATTGCTTCAATTTCTTGCAATTGATTAAATCTATGTTCCGTGACTCCAGGCAAAGCAGTTATAGCTTTTTCTACTAGACCGCCGATTCTACAATCACGTTTGGCTTCTTCTAGTTCAGATTCATAATAGGCAATAAAATCGGGTATATTACCAAGATCAGCTACAACTTTACTATACCACATTAGTAGTCGTCGTCCTCGTTGTAATCTTCTTCTACTTCATCCTCTTCCTCTTCTTCGTGATCTTTGAGGTAGTGTGCTAGAGCACGTTTGACTTCTGAATCGCTTTTGAATGTTTCTTTGATCTCGTCGGCTGCTACATCGTTATCGATCAGGACTGAAACCAAAGTTTCTGCGGCTTCGCTTCGATCTTGTGGATTAACATATCTTTTGAGTTCGTCCCAAATTTCTTTGCTTAATTCTACTGACATTTATTATTCCTCCGTGGCGGTGTCTTCAGTACTTACCGTTTCCCGCTGATTTGCAAAATCAGCCATGACCTTGTCCAAACAACCTTCTTCGTTGCTTTCCCAGGCTTTGCGGAACTGCTTGATAATCTCACCATCCGACGTCACGAACATCAAGCGATTGCCATCCTTCTTGAGCAAGCCTTTCTTTTCAGCCAAGTCCACAAGACCGCTGTAGGGATTCATGCCTGTTTCATAAGGAATCTTGACCTGCACACCTTCAAAGGGTTTGGCATAGCGTGTTTTCATTACTTTACAACCAGCACGGATACCCATGACTTCTGAAATCTTGTTGCCGTCCTCGTCCTCTTTGAGCTTCATTTTCTTCATGGCAACTACGATAGAGCTGGCATAGATAAAGCCCTGGCCACCCGAGATCTTGTCATCTGGATCGAACATGTCCTGTGACGCATAGGTATGATTGGTACACACAAGACCCACATTGTAACTACCAAACATGTTGACACAGTTACGAACAAGTGCGGTTAATGCTTTGGGTTTACGACCCAAGTCACCTTTCATTTCACCTGCATCAAACTGATTCACGTCGGTTGGAGTAAGCAACATGCCCAACGAATCAATGATAAACATGACCTTGGGACGTTCACCGTCGGGTAGAGCTTTATAGTCGGCCATGAATGTGCTGATGGTCTTGGCCACATCATCAATCATGGCCATGCTCAACTTGAGTAGTTTGCTTTCACTGGTATCGACGCCAAGTGCCTTGAGCCAGTCTTCATCCAGTGCGTTCTCACTATCAATCAACACAACAAAGATACCTTGCTCTTGTGCATTCCTAGCAATGTTACCCGAGCAGATGTAGCTCTTGCCGGCGCCGGACTCACCAGCAAACACCGTGACCTTGCCAAGTGGAATACCTTTGTTGAAGTCTCCGCTGATCAGGTAGTTGAGTGCGAAGTTTCCTGTGCTGATCCAGTCTGTAGGATCGTTAAATCCGATTGACAGTCCGTCGATACTTTTGGTGATTTCCTTGCGGAATTTTGATACGTCAAATGGTTTTCCCATGTTAGTTTTCCTCTCGTAATTTATATAAATCTGTAAAAATTTTACTACTATCAACGTTTCTTCGTTGATCCATTGTCCTTAATTGTTCAAACAACTTGGTCAAGTTTTTTACAAACGGTTGTTCAATATAGCTTAACATGTTACGATAGCTATCTTCCAACAGGTACCCCGGTTGTTCCATAATTTTGTCTTTTAATTTTATCTTTAGTAAGTTTAGCACATTTTCTGGCAAATGTCTAATGTTTAGGTATTCTGGAGTCAACAATGCACCAATTATAAAACTATTATTGTGAAAACCTAAATTTTTCAAATAATCCACACACTCAAACACAGAATTGTAATTTAACAAAAACCAAAGCATGTTAAAACTGATCTTGTGATTTAGTTGTTTTATCTTTTGTAAATTTTCCAAAAAGTCCATCCATTTACCACCATGGCGTATGTACTCAAATTCTTTTTCCATGGTTTCTACACTGATGGTCCAATGCACATTTTCAAATTTACAAATTTGATCAAACACATGAGTATTAGTTTTACTAAGGTTGGTATTGATCCGTAATTTCACTGTGGGATTAACCTGCTTTAATAGTTCTAACAATTCTAAATTTTCTTTCATCAACAACGGTTCGCCGCCGGCCAAATATACATGTTTGAGTGTTTTTGCATTATCAAAAATATATTTTTTAAAATTATCAAACTGTGATTGAGGCGGATGATCTATTTTTATGTTTAGTTCATCTGCCCAGCGACTACTAAATTTAGGACCACAATACACACAATTAAAATTACACAAGTTAGTCCATCTTACATCTATGGCATGCAAATCATGATTTCCAACCCGATAAGTGTCCAATGGAATTTGTTTTAGTTCTCTTATATAAAAAATTCTATCACTGATGATGTCGAATCCTGTTTTATCTTTTTCCAAATCATAACAAGTATAACAATCATTGCCAGGTTGATTGTCTGACATGTGGTGTTGTGTTTGAAGATTGATAGATCCGTGCAATATTTCTTCAATAGAATTGTTTTTGAGATTGCCAATTGTTCCGGCACTACGAATGCAGTTTTTTACTGTACCGTCTACGTTATACATAAGTCCTGTCCACGGCATGGGACAAAAATTACGGTTGGTCAATATGTCTTTTGGAGTCATGCCGGTCCTAAACTGATGTCTGGTATGATTAAATTTTTCGTGGCCGACATTTCAAAAATAGAAATTAGTGTTTTGGCCCAATTGTTTACATCGGCTGCTGGTGGTACTGTTTTGTCAGAACTTGTGGCAATGTTTCCAGGTCGAACTACTGTGAATCGAATTCCAAGTCTTCGATTACGTAGTTGTTTGACTGCCTCTTCCAGAGCAACTTTTTGTATTCGATATTGATCCATTTCCAACCCAGGCAACACAGATACTGGATCTTGAGTCATCATTGTAGAAATTACTATGATATGTTTTTTAGAATCTTGCCATCTATGTGCCATTTCAAACAACAATTCAGTTTGAGAGTAGCCGGCTTGAGCATTATTAACAAATACATCACATGGCTCTATGACATCACAAATTTTAGGAATATTGCGTATGTTGTGACCGTCTCGTTTACTGAGCCCTATGATTTCGTGTCCCACATTTGAATATTCTTGTGCCAGTGCTTGGCCAATACCGGCAGTGTGCCCAGTAATTGCAATTTTCATTCAATTCCTCTTAGTTGTTTTTGTCTGCTTATGTATGCTTGTCTAAGTTGATGATCATTGTTATCCACAGACAATTCATAAGGTTGCTTGAGGTAGGCAAAACTATGATCAATTCCGTGCTCTTGAGCAAAGGCTTGTATATTGGGTAAATCGTCCACATTTAATATACTGACCGTGGTCCATAAATTTAATTTAACTGGCATGTTTTTGTAAATCATTAAATTTTTATAAAATTTGTCCCAGGGAATAGGCCACCGAACAAAATCATGCACGGTTCCTATACCATCGCAACTGACTGTGACTGTGACTTCAATTCCACGTTGTGATATTTCTGTTAACTCAGTCAACACCGTACTACAATTTGTGTTAAGTCGTAAGGTTTGTAAATTAGGTGGTAAGTTTTTTAAAATTTGTTTGTAATTTTTACTGTAACTAGGTTCACCCCCGTTGATGTCTAAATGAACAATTCGTTCTTGAGGTAGTTTCCAAAACTGATCGGAATTATTTACAATAGGAAAAGTTTTTCCTTCCAAACTTCCTATTCTGGTACTTAAATTTTTATTACAGGTCTGACAGGCTGCATTACAAAGATTGTCAAGAACACCGCCAACCTGTAGATAATCAGGTTGCTTGGTATTTGCTTTTACCTCTAACCCATAAATTCTTAAACTAGGCAACGACTGTTGTTCAATTTCTTGACAACGAATACATTCCATGGGCCATTGCTGGTCGGACATCTGTTGTTTGATGTTTGACAACCATTGACTTGATTCCATTTCATTGAGTGTAGCGAACTCAGGAGCATTGACCATATGGCCGCATCGACTAATAGTCCCGGTTGAATTAAAACGCACAAAATGATCTAATCTAGCACAGTACATAAATTTTTGGCACGTTGTATAATTTCAGCATATACTTCTGGTTTTGATGTCTTTAAATGATTTAAAATTTCATCAAACGACACAGTACGGCCAAAAAAATTCATTAGGCATTTATCTAGTTCAAGATAAAAATTTAATTTACTGTGATCTTTGTAGAAATTGTAAAGTTCTTCATTGAATTCTTTTTGATTACGTCTGTTGGGTGTTGCAGAACTTAATCTACTCAAAGGGAAAATTGTCAAGTTGGCGTTGGTAAATCTTTGTAAGTTTAATATCCAAAAAAACTGTGGACAAAAATGTCTGTTCAAAAACAAATATTGATCAACAAAATGTAGTGTTGTAAATCGATCAAGTTTGGGATTGTGCGACAAGAATGTGCTGACTCCACTGACAAATCGATCCAAGGGCTCCCTCACAAATATTTCAATGTTGGTAACCTGTTTGATTTCATCTATGTCAAGACGACGAAAGTCGTTGGCATGCAAACTGCTACTGCCATTTTTAAATATTGGGTACACATAACGACCAGGAGATACTTCTAATACCTCACAATCGTCAGGAAATAATATTGGATCTAGATACGAAAGCATAAAAAAGGGGCAACCTTTTATAGGAAGCCCCTGTGTTTTGTTTTATTGCTTTTGACGGCTACGAATCATTGCCAAAATATCTTCAGCTTTTTGAGTTGAAGGCTTGGCTTGAACCGGTGCGGATGCTGTTGCTGGTGCTTCATCATC